AGAAGCATATATGCGTTCTGGTAATATTCCTGCGAGATATGAAATTGAAAATACAGATACTGCCACATATATTCCCAATCTTTTCCATTGGGGGACTAGTATCATTATGGATGGTGCATTTAATGACGATAAAGCATATTTGTTTACTGCAACTTCTAATACCCTATCTTTTACTAATGGACAAGGATTGAGTGCAACTACAAATGCAGGCTCAGTATTGGCTCGTACATATAATAGGGATTTAAGGACATATGAATGGTATATTAGGATGTCATTTCCTTCTACAGATGCAAATAAATTTACTACCGGGACTGCGTTATATACTGCAAATGGCCAGTTAAATGGAGAAGTTGTAGATAGTGCAACTTATAGTGGTTCAACTTATTATGTATTCATCTATCTTGCAACACAGTTTAATACTCCCTCAAATGTTCCCAATATTACTTCTGGCACAGTAGTTAGTATAGGCCAACCAGCCAGTGGAGGAACTTCAATAGATCTTTCAAAATCTATTATTCCTCTTATTAGTATAAGATTGGCACCAAGTGTAGACAACGGTATTACTGGAAATCTTGGCGAACGTGAAATTATCAACAGAATGCAACTTAAATTAAATGAAGTTGGTATGGTTCTTTCTCACGACAGCGAGGTTTCTCTTATACTTAATGGTAATTTGAGTAACATTAATTTTGAAAATGTTCAAGACCCATCTCTTTCCAATTTGATACGACATGAACAAGGTGACGTTATTGTTGGCGGAACTGAAATATTTAGTTTTCGTGCATCTGGTGGTAACGTAGATGGAACTGGTAGAAGACTATCTGCTGCTTCAAACTTTGATCTTAGAGAAATTACAGACCTTGGTAATAGTATTCTTGGTGGTGACGGTGTTTATCCGAATGGTCCCGATCTACTAACTGTTGCTGTTATTGTTAGCGATACAAGTGATATTAGCGCACTTTCACCATATAATGCTGGTGCTAGAATTACATGGGCAGAAAGTCAGGCATAATTTTATTAATTATAACCTGGGTCAGCTTTTGACCCAGGTACAACTTCTGTTATTGGTTATTATGAAAACGTTAGATGATAATTCTCTAAAGTTGAGAAAGCAATAGGCGATAACTCAGCAAGTAATATTGTGATGATTGATATTTTAGTAGGAACAAAAAATATCAAATTCATTGACTTTTGATGTAATTTAGTTATAATTACATTAAAGAATGGATTTACATATGAAAATTGCAATTATTGACAAACTTGGCCTTTGTTATGATGGAACTACATTGAGCAAGCAGGGACTTGGTGGCAGTGAAAGTGCTGTTATCTTAATGTCAAAAGAACTAGCAAAATTAGGGTTTACTGTAACAGTATACAATAATTGTATTGACACCAAGTCAAGCCCTGGGGTATATGATGGTGTTACATACATTGACCATACTCAAACCCACACTGACACTTATGATATTATAATTTCTTCTAGAAGTGTATTCCCATTTTCCTCAACTGACCAATATGCCAATATGTGCGCTAGTGCAAAATATAAAATTTTGTGGATGCATGATACATTTTGCCAGGGAGATGAGCATATTGAAAATATGTTGGTAAATGGTTATATTGATGAAGTTTTTACACTCAGTGATTTCCATTCAGCATATGTGACCAATTGTGATCATGGAAGCAAACGTAATTTTGAAGTTCTCAAGCACAAGTTTTTCCAAACAAGAAATGGCGCAGTGAAACATATTGCTGAAGTTAATTTAACAAAAAAAGATCGCAATCATTTTGTTTATAATGCAAGTGCAACAAAAGGCTTAATTCCATTAGTCAAAACAATCTGGCCAGAAATTAAGAAACAACTCCCAGATGCACATTTAACCTGTATTGGCGGATATTATCGATTTCGTGAAGGAGCAGCGCCTGATGCACAAGAAAAAACTGTTGCAGAGCTTGTTAACGATCCAAAACTAAAAGCATTGGACGTGACATTTACTGGCGTTATTCCGCAGCATAAAATTGCTGAAATATTAGCAAATGCAAGTCTTATGTTGTATCCCACTGATTTTCCTGAAACATTTGGTATATCAACACTTGAATCATTGCTGTACAATACACCACTGGTGACTAATACATTTGGTGCTCTAGAAGAAACTGCTGTTGATTTGGCCTGTTACAAAATTCCCTATTCGTCAAAACGTAACAATTTGTTCCCCAATGTTAATGAAGTTGATCAAGCTCAGAAGTTTATCAAAGCCACTATAGATGCATATAATGATCCATATTTGTTACAACAAAAACAAAACTATTGCGATGTAGTAAATGACATTTATGGTTGGGATACAGTAGCGCTTCAATGGAAGCAGCATTTGTTTGGAAAACTCAACATACCGTTGCCAGTTCATGAGTACAGAAGTGTCTCTAGAATCAACAACAAAGTTTCCAGGGTTTATGGACGTAGATTTAATAATGAAGATGACAGAAAGGTATACACTAGCTATGGAAAACAACGTAGAATTGTTGTAATTAGTCCATTTTGGAATGCAGAAAACTATATAGATTCTCATATTAGGTCAGTTGCACAGCAAGATTACAGCAATTATTTGCATATATTAATCAATGATAATTCAGAAGATAATAGCAAACAAGTTGTCAAAAGAACTCTTGATGATGTAAAAACCTACAGTGCAGTAGTGCGTAACAAAGAAACCAATAACGGTGCAATATTCAATCAATTAACCACAGTTCATGAATTTGTTGATGATGATGACATCGTTGTACTATTAGACGGCGATGATTGGTTGGTCAATAACAATACAATTTTTCATTATTATAACGATTTGTATAATCAGGGGTATGAATTTACATATGGAAGTATGTGGAGTCTTGCTGATAATATTCCATTAGTGTCGCAAGAATATCCACAGTCAGTTAAACACAAGCGTGAATACAGACAGCATTTGTTTAATTGGAAAATTCCATACACACACTTGCGAACAGTTTTAGGAAAGCACATAAAAAATCTGGACGAATCAAAGTTCAAGGACGCATCTGGTAACTGGATGAAATCTGGACATGACAATCCATTATTTTATGAATTAATTGAACAAGTTGATTCTGATAGAATTTATTGTAATAGGGAAATTATCTGCAACTACAATGACTTGAATCCATTAAACGACTACAAAGTAAGGAGTGAAGAACAAAACAAAAATGCAAGTTTGTCTTATACACAAACAAACAAATTTTCAGTAATAGTTCCTACTATGTGGAGATGTCAGGATCTGTTTGAACGGTCGTTGAACAGTTTTATTTCACATAAGTTAATAGATGAAATTATTATTATTGACAATGATATAAATGAAACCCCGGCGTGGGATATATTATTACATCCAAAAGTTAAAATGTACAAGCAAGAGACAAATATTAAAGTAAATCCTGCTTGGAATCTTGGTGTTGAGGTTAGTAAAAATAAATTAATTTGCATAGTAAATGATGATATAGAATTTGACACCAAGTTATTTGATAAAATGCAATCAGAACTAACAACTGAGGTTGGTGCTTATGGAATCATTGTTGGAGACCCAGCACTGGGCCAGCCAATTACGACTGACAAGTCCATAGATTTTAAACAGTGGAACCCTGGTGACATCATTCATTGTTTTGGACAATTAATGTTTATTCACAAAGATAACTGGATACCAATTATTGATGGATTGAATCTATTCTTTGGTGATGACTTTATTTTCCATACACAATTAATGGCTAAAAGAAACAACTATTTAATTTATAATATTGATTTTAATACACCATTTTCTGCAACTACGAGTGATCCAGCAGTGTATGAAGGTACTGAAAATGAACGATCTATATTTGAAAAATGGTTTAACGATAATCCAATAACAGAAAAACATATAAAAAAAGAAAGTAGCATAGCAGTGCCCAACAAACGAATATTGATAGCAGTCCCCACCAACAAATATATTGAACCTGAAACAATGAAGTCAATATATGATTTGATTTTGCCAGAAGGATATACACCTGATTTTCAATTCTTTTACGGATACCAAGTTGATCAAATTAGAAACTTAATTGCTGACTGGGCAAAACACTATGATTTCTTATTCAGTGTAGATAGTGACATAGTTTTACCTAATGATTGTTTGGTAAAAATGTTAGCTGCTAACAAAGATGCCATTAGTGGGTTATATATCCAACGAAAAACTGACCAACATATATTGGAAGTATATCAAGATAATCCACATGGTGGGGTTGTGAATATTCCATTCTCATCAATCAATGGTCTGGGAATAATTCCAGTTGCTAGTTTTGGGTTTGGCTGTGTATTAATAAAAAGTGAAATATTTAGAACTATGGAGTATCCACATTTTTATTACCGTTCAGCTATAGATCACAAAGATACTATATCAGAAGATATCTACTTTTGTCAAAAAGCAAGATCAATGGGATTTACCCTATGGGCTGATACTAGCATTCAATGTGAACATATTGGAACAACTAAATTTGTTGTTGAGCAGCCCAAGACAAAAAGTTCTATTGAACACATCCATGAACAAGACTTACTTCCAAAAGAGCATATTGAATATTTAAAAAAGATAAAAGCGACTCCCAGCGTTGTATACGACATTGGTGCATGTGTCATGCATTGGACCCGACATGCAAAACACAATTGGCCAGATGCAACATATGTATTATTTGATGCGGAGCCAAATGTGGAACAAATATTATCCAAAAGTGGAGACAGATATCATATAGGGGTGTTGACTGACACTGATAATAAAGAACTTAAATTCTATCACAATCCCGACCATCCAGGTGGGAACAGCTATTATCAAGAAACAACAGGAGCATTCACGGAAAAACATGCTGAAATCATGACGGGAATGACTCTTGATACTATTGTATCACGCAATAACTATCCGTTGCCTGATTTGATTAAAATGGATATTCAGGGTGCTGAATTAGACGTACTACGTGGTGCAACTAACACTCTAAAAAATGTTAAAGACATTATATTGGAAGCACAACATGTGGATTACAACAACGGTGCACCACAGGCATTACAGGTAATACAGTACATGTCAACACTGGGGTTTGAATTAATTGGAAACTTTAGTCGTGGACCAGTGGATAGTGACTATCACTTTAAACGTAAAACTTGACCATCTTAAAAATAGTTTCCAGCTTTGCTTTGTTAATCTTACTGGAAAGTGTGTTTCTTAATCCTTGGTGTAAGGGCCGTGGCCAGTTGTCAAAGCCCACCCAAGCATAACCGTCATGTTCTTGGTTTAATGTTGGGATAAATTCATCTTTGATAACACACAAATATGTATGAAATTGAAAATGTTCGTCATTGGAAATAAAGGTTTCAAGTGGAATAGTTTTGATTATATCTGGTAATACTCCTATTTCTTCCTTTATTTCTCTCTTTAACCCCTCCCATGGAGTTTCAGATCCTTCGTTAGTTCCACCAACAATTCCCCATTGGTTATTTCGTTTACTCTGCTTGCGATAAAGCAACAGAAAACGATTGGTTGTTAAGGTATAAAATAATGCACCACTGCAAACTATATTGTTCATACAATTAGTTATCCATAAAGGTCAATGCGCCAGGTGCCAACTGGATAATCTCCATCAACACTTAACAGCCAACTTCCGTTTACAAACTTGTATTGTACATTTGTGTTAAGATTTGTAACGTATGTAACGGCACTGGTATTAGCGGCATCAAAAACTACAGTCCAAACACTTCCATCCCATTCAATAATATCGTTGGTTTTTGCTACAAAGTTTGATCCGTTTCCATTAACCCACGCAGTGGGTCCTTGTTCGTTGTCATCACTTCCAAGGTCTTCAAGTATTAAAAATCGAAGTCCTGGTGTTTTTACAGATGTTGGGTCAAATCTTGAAGGATCAATGATATAATCAATAGTTGTCCTGTTACCCAATGGTCCAGAAATAATTGAATCTTGTGGGAATGTATCAGTATCCCAACTTATACTTAATTCTGTTTCATTGGATGTTAAAAATTTTATAGTACCAGTAAACACTGAATCGTTATCTAAACTAGTAACATAAATTTTACTATAATCAGCTACATAATTTCCTGGCATGGCCTCTAATATTTCTCGCCAGCTTTTTGCACCTATTTTTCCTCTACTAACAATTTTGGCAAAGTCACCATCAATATACAAACCGAATTGATTATAATTTACATTTGCCATCTGTGTTGCTGAATCAGTGGCTGGAATTCTTCCAAATTCAGTGTTAATTGATCCTGCTTTGTAATAGTCATCGTAAGCATTAATTTCTGGAGTACTTACGCCAGTCTCAATAGTTCCAGTATTTTCATTAAAAATACTTGTAATAATATTTGTAATAATTCCCATCTTTTTAACTTTTGATGGTGCAGATATGTATATGGGTATACTAAAGGAAAAAGTACCAATGTCAATTTCACTGTCAACACCAACTGGTAGACTTCTATTACTCCAATTTATACTTTCAAGATTTACAACAGTTAAACTAGTCCAATCAATAAAATTGTCAGTTGTTTGTATTTCTAAACTTGGATTGAACCAGATGGCCAATTGTTCAGTTATTTGTAATTTTTGATCAGTATTTGAAGTCCAAATGTCAGCATTTATTTTTAATATGTACGGAGTTGGCATCAATCTTTCAACTGTATAATTTGATCCTTGTGAATTTAAGTATTGACCAGTATTAGGATCAATTGCTCGTTCTCTTATATTGACAGCCCTGGTATAACTTGAATCACTGGTTCTTTCACGATCTGGTTCCAATCCAGTAATATAAACGCTGATTCTAGGAGCACTTGGTAACTTGTTTTCACTATTTTGTTTAATAATGCCAGCAACTTGTCGTGTCATATCACCATACATCACAGGAACAGTGGTGAGTTTTCCTTTTGAATCTTTTACTGGAAAATTACTAAGCAATCTCATTACTTGTGTAACATATCTTCTTATTTGTCCATCATATGCCCATTGCATAAGCGTCTCCGTTCATTAATTGTCTGCTTTTGGTCTAAGTGCCTTACTGAGACTCTGACGCTCTTCAACAACTTCACCGTTAATCAGATTAGTGTTTGTGTTGTTGACAAACGAAGTTCTATGAGTGCGTCTATCATCTGTGTTTGAAAGTGTCATGCGTAAATCATCTGCAACTTTGACCCAGCGAGCACCATCATATCTAAATAGTCTATTTGGCATATAATCTATTCTCAAGAAATAGTCACCTTCATAATTAGATCTGGGAAATTGAATTCCTGATCCATATGGTGCTCCGTTGGGAGCATCACCATCTCCATAATTCAGCAAGTAACCAGTATACCCTTCTCTTTGTGGAACCTTACCAACTTCGTCAGCAGTAATTGATATGCCACTGGCATCGATATCAGTTTCGTCAGCGGTTTGTAACGCAATACTACCATCATCGTTTTTATTAATGGTATAATAATGAGATGTTTCATATCCTGATCTAGGAGAATCAGCTTCTGCCTGTGCAATTACTGCATTGTTGATCTGCATCTCAGTTTCATAAGTTGACATTAGATCACGCAATGTTGTATCTGAACCTTCTTCAGCTGGCAAATCCAATATTTCTGAATATTCAGTACTATCCATGATTTGTTTTAACTTCAATCTATACAAATGTGGCCACCAAGTCTGACTAAATCCTTCAGAAGCGCGGTTAACGTCTTCTACTACATAAAATCTTTTAAGTGCTATGCTAAAATCATTGAGAGCATACTCGTCTTTTAAATGAGGCAATTCAATAACATCACCTGACATAATTTTTCTACCCAGTGACTTTACGCTGCTTCTGATGTGTATGGTCATGAACAATGTATCATTTGATAAAAATAAACCAAACTGGCTAAGATCAAAATCAATATCTTGTACATTATAAATTCCACGTAATGTATAGACATCCTGGTCGTATTTCCTATCTCTGTTTTCTAAAAACAATAGATCTTGGATATTTGTTTCTTTTACAACATCATATTGAGGGTTATCTGCAGTGGCATCAGCATCGTCAGGATTATTGGGTCCTAAATACTTGTGAATATTTAAATCTGTGCCACCAATTACAAACATCTCCTCGATTTGTCTATCAAGGAATTCATAATCATTACCACGTTCTGGTTTATATAGCGAAAGTCTTGGAATTGTTTTTCTCCTAAGTATTACAGATATATTTATCTATGATAAATACCATTGGAGAACACACCTATGTCTGACTTAAAAACTTATAAACAAGAAATATTTGACTATGTCTACACAATGTTGGGCGGAGGAATGGTTGATGTTGAACTTGACCCTGTGCATTACGAAACAGCACTTTCAAAGGCATTATCTAGATATCGCCAACGAAGTGATAACAGTGTGGAAGAGTCCTATTTGTTTCTTCCTACTATTGTGGATACTAACGATTACGTGTTGCCCAAGGAAGTGGTTGAGGTAAGACAAATATTTCGCAGAAGCATTGGCTCACGCCCGAGTACATCAGCATCTGGCGGCCCTATATTTTCACAAACACATACAGCGACAGCAGCACAATCAGTTTTTAGCGTAAATTATAATCTATTATCGATTGAAACAACCGTTGTAACTGTAAATGGCACAGCAACGACAAATTATGTTACTGACACTGGTGCTAGAACAATTACATTTAATTCACCATTAAATGCTGGTGATGTTGTTGGCATCAGTCTGTATACTAATGGCCAAGCTGG